GAACGAGAAAGCACCCTTGCGGATAGCTCCACGGCAGTTGTTCTACTGATATGCCTAATCGGTTTGCATCGGGTAAATGGGCTATATCGCAGTGCGATAGGTGCGGCTTTCGGTACAAACTGAAAGAGCTTAGAGAAATTGTTATTAAGACTAAGAACGTTAATATCTTAGTTTGTCCTACGTGTTGGGAACCCGATCAACCGCAGTTACAGCTTGGTATGTATCCTGTGGACGACCCTCAAGCTTTGCGTAATCCAAGACCTGACACAACTTATACGGTAGCTGGATTAAATGGTTTGCAGATTAATACAAGTTCTACGCAACTAGGTAGCGGAGATCCCTCTGGTGGTAGTAGAATTATCCAATGGGGGTGGGCACCTGTAGGTGGGGCTAGATCCTACGACACAGGGCTTACACCTAACAATCTTGTGCTGGGTATTACGCTAGGCACGGTTACTGTGAACGTCACATAGGAGCCTATGATGGAAGGCAAAGCAGCAGTTAAAGCGCATGAAAAGAACATGCACCCTGGCAAAAAGCCGACCTTTCGTAAAGGCGGTAAGACCAATCTGGAGATGAAAAAACTTGGCCGAAACATGGCAAAGATTGCCAATCAAAAGTCGCCTTCGTTTACTTACAGATCAGGAGCCAAATAATGCACAGCAAAATGCCAACTCCCGTGCCTGTTAAAGACACCCATAATGGCTATCCTAATAACGTACCTAATACTCAGACAGTAAAAGTCCGGGGAACCGGATGTGCTACAAAGGGTACAGGTGCTTCTAAGAAGATGGGCTAATGAACTACTCGACCCTTTTTAAGACAATCCAAGGTTATTTAGAGAACGACTTTCCGTCGTTCGCTGGCGCTGATTCGTCTGGATCGGGTACATCGACGTTTACTGCTAAGCAACAGATTGATACGTTTATTACGCAAGCTGAGCAGCGTATTTATAACTCGGTTCAGTTTCCATCGTTAAGAAAAAATGTAACTGGTATAACGACAGCTTATTCTGAGTCGGGGGCTGGGCTAAGAGCCATGTATTTAGATTGCCCCTTAGATTTTTTAGCTCCTTATAGTATGGCTGTAATTGACGCTACAGGAGTGTATGAGTATCTTTTAAATAAAGATGTTAATTATATTCGGGCCGCTTATCCAAACCCTTTAACTACAGGTATACCAAAGTATTACGCCATTTTTGGGCCTACGGTTAGTGGCAGTTCGATTACTAATGAACTAACGTTTTTACTCGGCCCTACTCCAGACGCAGCATATACCGTAGAGCTTCATTACTATTACTACCCAGAGTCCATTACTACAGCCAATACGACTTGGTTGGGTGACAACTTTGACTCCGCGCTACTTTATGGTTCTTTAGTTGAAGGCTATACCTTTATGAAGGGTGAGGCGGATGTAATTGCTGCCTATGCTAAACGATATGAAGAAGCCATGATTCTTGCTAAACGTCTTGGTGATGGTATGGAACGTCGTGATGCTTACCGTTCAGGGCAGATTAGGATGTCGGTGAACTAATGGCTTTTACTGGTAACTACACCTGCAACTCGTTCAAACAGCAATTGTTTGAGGGAGATTTTGATTTTTCTGCAACGACTACACAAACTTTTAAAATAGCACTGTATACCAACGACGCTATATTAAGCCAAACTACAACGTCCTATACAGGTACGACTGGAGAAGTGTCTGCCACAGGATACACGGCTGGGGGAGTGGCTATAACTCCTTCACTTGCTATTGATAGCTCCACAGGTATTGTTTATATTGATTTTTCTAATGCTTCATGGTCAGGAGCTTTTACTGCTCGTGGGGCTTTAATTTATAGAGTTACAACAGGCAACCCAGCTATTTGTGTACTTGATTTCGGATCAGATAAGACTTCTACAACAACATTCCAAGTAGAGTTTCCCCCTAATACAAGCACTGGCGCACTCATAAGGTTATCTTAATGGCACTTATCACTACAACTAAAGGTCTTGTAGACGACGCGCTTCTACAAAGAAAAGAAGGGCATATAGACAATGACAACGAGTACACGACATGGGTTGAATATTGGCTAGATGATGAAATGGTTCACCGTTCTGCCCATGTTACTTTGAAACAAATGCCAAGTTTTATTGGCGGCGAAGCCGCTTCTTTTTAGGAGTTTGATATGGCAAATACACAAGCAATGTGCACTTCGTTTATGAGTGAGCTAATGACGGCGACTCATAACTTTGGCACTGCACCAACCCGTGGTACGTCAGCAGCAGATACGTTTAAAGCAGCTCTATATCTAACGACGGCAACGATTGATGCAAGCACCACCGCTTATAGTGCTACCAACGAAGTGTCGGGCACCAATTATACGGCTGGCGGAGTTAATGTTGGGTCATGGAACGCCCCTACACCTACTAATACATCCGCAACTGCGGGCACTGCTTTTACAACTCCCGCTGCTTCAATTACCTATGGTAGTGGTGGGTCTCCTGTCACGCTTTCAACAGCGTTTAATGCGGTGTTAATTTATAACAGCACGCAGTCAGACAAAGCAGTGAGTGTGCATACCTTTGGTTCTCAGACTATCACCGCAGGTGTATTTACGCTAACGATGCCCCCTAATACGACAAGCGCCGCGCTGCTTCGCTTAGCGACAACCTAATTTAGGAGGTCGCAATGGCCTTTGTTGTTGCAGATAGAGTTAAGGTCACTGTTTCTGCGCCTGGGGCGGCTTCGCCTATAACACTTGGTGCAGCAGTAACAGGTTTTCAGGATTTTTCTGTTATTGGTGACGGGAACACAACTTACTACACCATTGCAGATCAGTTTGGAGCTAATTGGGAAGTTGGTATCGGGACATATACCGCTGCTGGAACCCTGCTTTCACGGGATACTGTCTTAGCTAACTCTGCTGGAACAACAAGCCTTATTAATTTTAGCAGTGGGACGCAGGATGTCTTCGTTACCTACCCCGCTGGCAAAGCTATTTTCCAGAACAACCTCAATAGCGTTGTCGTTGCCGCCAACACATCTTCGGACGCACTACGCATTACCCAGACTGGTTCGGGCAATGCTTTATTAGTTGAAGATAGCGCGAATCCAGACGCTACGCCGTTTGTGGTGAATGCTGTAGGGCAAGTTTTGTTTGGTAATACAACCTCTATTTCTTACCAAACGATGGGGCTTACATACAATTCAGGTAAAGCTCAAATTGCGGGGGCAGATGGCAATACATCCAGTCAACTTATTGCTCAATACAACACAGGATCTACCGTAGCAATACCCACCATCGTATTTGCAAAATCAAAAAATGCAACTGTAGGTTCTCACACAATTGTTGGGTCTGGGGATTCGTTAGGGGCAGTTTCTTATGACGGCTCTGACGGTACGAATTTTATTGAGGCCGCAAGAGTATGGGCGCAAGTAGACGGCACCCCCGGCACTAATGATATGCCGGGTCGGTTATTGTTTAGTACCACTGCTGATGGAGCAAGCAGTCCGACAGAACGGATGAGGATTGATAGCTCCGGTAACGTAGGAATCGGTGGAGCTGCATCAGCGGGAAACACGCTAGTCAGTTACAAGGCGATGACGGGGGGCGGTGGTTACGTCTATGCATTCAATAACGTAGCTACTGTCAATAGTGACGCTACTGTGGAGGCTGTGTCGTTTCAAAGTTATTTGTCTACACAAGCGGCATCGTTTACGGCGGCAAATTTGCGCCACTTCAAGGCTTATCAGAGCACTATCGGCGCAGGTTCAACTGTAACTAATCAGGTGGGGTATTTTGCAGACGCATCCCTCACTGGCGCAACCAACAATTACGGTTTTTACAGCGATATAGCCAGCGGTACTAATCGTTGGAACTTCTACGGCAATGGAACAGCAAGAAATTACTTTGCTGGCCGATTAAATCTCGGTGACGGAACCGACGTTGGTGCAGGAATATTTGCAAACTACAACATATCTGGCTCAGGTGGTGCTGGGTATGGAATAAAACAACATAATACTGTTACGAGTTCGGTTACATCAACTTTTGCTCAAAATCACAGCGTACTATATACACAAGCCGCCGCATTCACTTTGCCAGCATATAAGCACTATACTGCGGAGCAAGGAACTATTGGAGCAGGCTCAACTGTAACCAGTCAATATGGTTATATAGCAGAAGCAAATCTCACCGGTGCTACCAACAACTTCGGCTTCTTCTCCAACATCGCCTCCGGCACAGGCCGTTGGAACTTTTACGCTGCTGGGACAGCACAAAACTACTTCGCTGGTACGACCTTAATTGGTACAACGACAAACACCAACACCAGCACACTGGTAGTCAACGGCACGATCTCTCAAACGGTAAGTAGCACACAGTATTTAGTAGTCGATCAGTCAGACATCGGCACAGGTGCTAACGAGATACCACTTAATCAGTACCTTGGAGCCAATGCTTACGTTGATACGGAAACGCCTGCTCTAAACATCGGCACAGGCATTACCACAGGCACAGGGACAATTTGCAGGGCCAATGGTGGTTTATCAGGCGGCATCTACCGCATGACGATCTTGATTGACCTAACGGGCTTGAACTCAGGTGGTGCAGCAGGGGACATTATTGGTGTGAACGGTACGGCACTGCCTTGCTACATTGCACAACTTC